CCCCCGGAACGACGAATGGCCGGAACACTGCAAAATCCGGCGTGCCGCAAAAATGGTCACACAAAAACAAAGATAAAGGGAGCCGAAACGTTTTGAACGGCTCCCTTTTAGTATTCATACTCCATATACAGGCACATACGACTCCCCGCATACACGCTCCATGCGCCCGAACGGCAACACCGGCAGGCATGGGACGAAAACAGGAAGGAAGACGACCCTGCGTATTCACTCCGAAAAGCGGATCAAAAGTTGCGGCAGGTATTTGGAGCGAAAAAAATTTTGTTTATCTTTGCACCACAAAAACCGCCCGATGCTCTGTTCGTCTAACGGTTAGGACGACAGATTCTCAGTCTGTAAATAAGGGTTCGATTCCCTTACAGAGTACGAATTAGCTTTGATTATCAGCTCATTGTTGTTACACAGGGAGCTAAATGGGGAGTAAAAAAAGGGAATCGATATGATTCCCTTTTACTTTAACGTCTATGTATGATGCCCTAAAATACGATCAGATTGTTGAGCCCTAATCCCGACATACAGCATCCATTTTGTTCCGTTGAGCTGCATCTGATCTTTCCCAATATTTGAGCCCCCAATCAAGAGCTGATTATTCCACTCTGGATCAACGGCTAGAAGTGAAATAATATTAAATTTGCAAAAAAAAACAGAATATGAAGGCTGACGAAATAACTGCATTATTCGAAAGATTTGAGGCTGCTGCTTCAGAATACCAGGGTGTGGAATGTTGGAGTGCCCGTGAGTTACAATTTTTATTAGGATACTCCAAATGGGAGAATTTCTATAAAGTAATCGAAAAGGCAAAGGAAGCGGCGAATAATGCGGATGTAAATGTTTCCGATCATTTTCCTGATGTCAGGAAAACGATCCCCATGCCCAAGGGGGCCGAAAAGGAGATTGAGGATATTTTATTGACTCGCTATGCCTGTTATTTGGTTGCTCAAAATGGTGCCAGCCGAAAGCCAGAAATAGCTTTTGCCCAAAATTACTTTGCCGTCCAAACCCGTAAAGCCGAAATTATTACGCAACGTCTGCTAGAAAGTGAGCGGGTGGAGGCACGAGCTAAATTGATCGAGACGGAACGTAAATTGTCCGGCGTGCTATATGAAAGAGGGGTGGATAATACAGGTTTCGGTCTCATCCGGTCAAGAGGTGACCAGACATTATTTCGTTTGTCAACAGCTCAATTGAAGCGGAAATTCGGAGCTCCCGGAACTCGCCCAGTGGCAGACTTCATGCCCACCATTGGCATTAAGGCTAAAGACCTCGCGGCTGAAATGACAAGCACAAATGTCCAGGCGAAAGATCTGTATGGTGTTAATCCGATTGAACAGGAGCATATCGATAACAATCTGGCTGTTCGCAAAATGCTCATCGAAAGAGGGATTAGGCCTGAATTAATGCCGCCGGCTGAAGATGTCAAGAAAGTCGAACGAAGATTGGTTTCTGAGAAGAAAAAAGCGCTCAAAGCGAAAAAATAGCATAGGTCTTTAAGAGCTTCGCATTTCGAACCCTAAAACGCAATCAACTGATATTGTATTCCCACCCCTAAATACGGCTTTACCCCCTCTGGCGTTAAAGCTGCCCCGGCGCTCACGCCGATCCCCCAGCGTTTCGGCCTGCCGGGAGCCCCGATCCGCTGGATAACGGTTTGTGTAACCGTCCGGGGATAGACTTCGATACTGTTTGCCTGCACATTGTAGCCCTCTACCTCCATACGATAGGTCGAATCGTCGGTAAACAGGTAACGACCGATCGGAATGGGAAGGTGAATAGGTTTCCCGTCTGCAGTATCGTGGATGGTGTCATACCGAACGATATGCACGTATTTCGGTACCGGCACCGTATCTCTGATCGTGTCGAGATGTACGACTGGCGGCAAAGTATCGTACTGTACGATCTTAACCGGGTCGAAATTCTTTGTTAACCGGCCAACGAGAAAAGAGGCTAAGATCAGGACTAAAACTATAATGGCGTTTTTCATGTTGTACTTTGTATTTGGTAATACAATATTCCCTTTCTACGATCGTTATCCAATGGAATTTTTATGCGTTTTTCATACATTGTATAATAAAATTTACTATATTAGGATTAAATTAAAACTTGTGTTTTAAAGTTTAAAGCACGATATTTGTGAGCCAAACCTAAAATTCAATGCGTTATGTGGCAGCTTGTCAGAGAAGTACTCTCAACCCCAGTAGGTTCATTTGCATTTATTTTAAGTTTCATGATCTTGGCAGGATGGTTGATTCATTACATTACACGATTCATCACAAAATGGACTTGTAATATGGAAGGATCAAAATCAACTGTAGATAAAGTTGAATCAAATATCGATTCAATTCGGTCGGATATCAGTTATATCAAAGGAATGATAAACATTCTCCAGGCAAATGCAAACCCTCTCACTCAATCCCATAGCCCAATCGGATTAAGCGAGAAAGGGAAAAAAGTGGCTGAAGAAATGGGAGTTGCCGGTATGATAGCTGACAACTGGGAGCATATCAGTACCTATATTCAAGATAATACTAAGTCAAAGAACGCTTACGATATCCAGCAATTCTGCATAGAGACAGCATCGGTATCTATTGAGAAGTTTTTCAATCCGGAAGATGTTTCTAAGTTTAAAACCTTTGCATTTAACGCCGGGCATCCAATTGCTTATTATGGAAGTATGATCGGTGTTTTAGTGAGAGATAAGTATTTTCAAGAAAAAAATATTGCTGTGGAGGATGTGGATAAACATGATCCCACTCTACAGAAATAATAACTTATATAGTTTTCTTGGTTAACTTAGTTAGGTCCGAACCGGGAATTCCCGGTTCGGACTACTTTTTATACTTGATAAACAGTTCCCACGCCTGGTTATAGTCTGCGGCAGAAACTGTCGTCCCTGTTTCGACTTTAATCATCGCGCGTACAATAGGCTCCATCACCGAACGATTGGTCGTCGTCAGGCGGCTGGTGCGCGGCACCCCGGAGAGGTTCGACACCGTGGAAATGTAACTCTCCGTATCGTTCCCGTCTTCGGGAGGTGCCCACCGCCGGATCATCTTCTCGATAGTGTCACAACCGTACAGAAGGCGATAATTATTGAGCAGGTGGTAGATTGCACGAATGCCCCAGGCCATCGTCTCGAAGGTCTTGAAACTTTTATCCGGCCCGGCCACCTCTCCCCGCCACACCGATCCGTCTTTGCGGATATTGCCGGGATTGTTGTTGCGAATGCCTCTTGCGTTACTCATAGTCTTGGTGGTTGTCTTTGTAGGCATGTCTGAACCGTGCATTTGTCATGTTCGGCAATCATACGCGCCTCTCGTTCGTTAAGTAATTCTATCTTCATTGCGGAAATCTTCTTGCTTAAATCGATCCATTTTTCTCTCTCGGAGTCAGCGATGCCCTGAAGCTCGACAATTTGTTTGTACGCATTGTCGAGCATTTGATCTTGCATCTTATCATGTTTTTCATCCAAGTCGAGTTCTATACTCTCTGCTTCCGCTTTTCGCTTGCGCCGTTCGTAACGGTAATAAATAAATTGAACACCCCAGCCGGTACCGAATACCGTAGCCAAGATTGCCAATAATGTCTCCATGGTTTCAAATATTGTCCCGGCTGGGAAAATTGCCGGAAAGTTATCCGATCATCACGATGGCCCACATAACCAGCGCGCCGGCCATCACGGGCACAAAGTCTTTCCAGAACTTCGGTTCAACGTAGTTAGCGTTTTTGTCCTTGTACTCCTTACCGGAGGTTTGTTTGATCCCGGCCCAAGCAATCGCCACGATCAGCGCAGGAAAGAACGAGAACACGCCCATGTTCAGGATTACTCCACAGATTGCAGTCACCACCATCCCGATGATGATCTGCCAAAGGTTTGATTTTGTCATTGCAGTTTGGTTTTAGAGATTACTTTTTCGTTTTGGCCGCCGGTTTCTCCGGAGCTTCCGGCTCGGGCTGCTTCACCAGCTCATCGAGCATCATGCGCTCCGAAGTGGTGAGTTTGTTTTCCTCCCAGAGCGCATCGGCCCCGGCCTCCGAAAGAAACGGCTTGAGTTCGACATCCGACGTGTCCACCTTGTTCATATCGTCGAGGAATGAAGCGACAGCCGTCTTGTCGTTACCTTCGGCAATCCTTCCGGTGTTCGGGTCGATCTCGATTCCGTACTTCTTCATCGCCGTGCGCATCTTCTCGTCGCGCATTTCGAGGTTGTATTTGGCAACCTTCATCACCTCGAGCAACCCTTTGCGCTCATCGTGAGAAATGCTGCCGGAACTGATTTTGCCCAAAAGCTGGGTCAGTGCTACAAGTTCGATCTTTTTCATTGCTGATTAATTTTTGGTTGCAGGATTGAAGTTGTCAGCGGCATACGTCCGTTTACAGGCCACGTGATCCCATTCGGTAGTTTTGACGTTGTCAAACACCTTAACGCCCCCTGCGACACTCAACTCGCCATTGATTCGCAAGTTGGCCCCTGTTGCCAATGCGCGCTGTACACGTTTGAGGAACCGCGCGTCTCTTTTCTGTCGGAAGTAATTGATAATCTTTTTCATCTTTTTGAGTTTTTAGGGTTACGCTTCGATTACTGATTCAGGCTGTTCGGTCATCGTCAGCGCGATGGCGTCCATCTTCTGCATGAACGGAGTGAGGATCGCCTGCGCCTGCGAGAAGTACTCCACATCCGCGCTGATCTGCATCTTGCCGTCCGCGTACTGGTTGAACGACGCTTTGACTTCTCCGTTCTCGGTGATCTGGCCGCCCGTGTAGGAAGCGACCACGGCATTGGTCATCGTTACCTCCGCCGAAACTTCGGCCGAACCTACGCTTGCCTTGATAAGCCGCTGAATCGTTTGTGCGGTGATCTTGTTCTCGTTGATAATTGCATTTACTGTTGACATAATTGAAAGATTTTATTGATTGATAACAAATTAGATGTTCCTTGCCTGTATCTGGAAGGTTCCGGTCTGGTCGAGCAGTTCGCCGAATCCGAGTTTGATGTATGAGTTCACAACGCCGGTCGGATAATTGTCCAACTGAAAGTCCCCGTTATGCCATGCGAATTGCTCGATTTCCAGCACATAGTCCCGGCTTTCCCCGGCAGCCAAAACAATCATCGAAACCCTGTTTCCCGTTGTGGCATCCAATACGAGGGGCGTCCCTTTTTCGACCGTCCCCCAGAATGATACCACTTCCACTTCTTGCAGCGTGGTGTATCTTACTTCGTGTTCTGCAATATTGGTGATCGTCACCTTGACATACGCATACTGAGTACCGTGGAACAGCAACGGAGAGGATGTAAAGTTGCTGAACGGATAGAAAGTGTATTTTGCGCCGTCGGTGTTTATCCCGGTCATCTTGGCCGAAATCAGGATCGAGTTGAAGATATTGAGCGGAACCGGATTTATGAACGTGCTGTTGTGATACACTACCAGCGGATCGACTTCCAGATCGCTGATGTTCCATTCGTCCTGATTCGTCCATGTGGACTTCTTCTTGCTCAGCACAAAAAGCATGTATTTGTGGTGCGTTCCCGCTCCGATTTCGAAGAAGTCCACGGTAATACTATTGCCGCCCTCGCCGATGGTCTTGTCGCAAGTGATTAATTTACCCTCGGTAGCGGTCAATGAGGTAAGCAAGGCAAAGCCCCAGTAATAGTATTGAATCCCTTTCATGTTCAGCGCCGAAACATTCGTCTTGCTGCTTGCCGGGATCTGCTCGAAGGTGAACGTGCGGGTGGTATAACCCGTATCGGACATATTGACGCTGACGGTTCCCATGCAACCCGAACTGAGGCAGGGCCGTGCATTATGCTCGTACCCCCCGAAATCGGTCAACCTGTACGGACTGAGCCGTCCGCCGACGGGCTTGTCCCGCGTCCAGTTCAAAGCCGTATTCACGGGCAAAGTGAGTTCCGGGATGTTGATCCCGAAATTCTGCTTGATGTTGGCCGGCCAGTCCGTATTCGGATCGGTAGACTGAGCCTGCGAATCGATGGGTTTGTAGTAGGAGAACATGTTTACCTTATCCTCCAGGCAAAGCCCTCCTACGTCTGTTTTCGACGATCCGAGCGTGCGGCGCACGAGGTCGATTGAAATATTCGTTTTTCCGAGTGCCATATTCTTATGCTGTTGCTAATGAGGTTACGCCGCCCGTAGCGACAAGGTTTCCGTTCACGCGCAGCGCGCCGTTGTATACGTCGATGGTTATTCCGCCGAGTACGAGCTTGGTGGCCGTCAATGTATTTGCAGTCCAATTCGTATCACTCCTGTTGGCGTTATGCTCTCCAAAAAGGGCCACCCATGAATAGGCGGTGCCACTCACGCGCCTACGAGTATAAATATCGTCGCTATAAAATGGGAGGGCCAGCGTGCGATTGTAATAAGTGTCACCGTTGCCGTGGTTGAACTTTAAGATGTGATACCAATTACTGTTCGGCAGGTCTCCGGCGTCATTTTGGGATAGCGTTTGCATAAATTGCAGACAATTACTTTCGCCCGCGCTATTATTGATTGCCAAACCATAGCAACGGGTGGCCGTACCGGACAAAGCACCCACAAAGGTCGGTGCAGTGACAGTGCCGGCAGCGGTAATGTTCTTCGCGGCCCAGTCAACGGTCGAAATGTTAGAATTGCTGGAATCGTAAATAATAGTATTTTGTCCTCCTCGCCAATGCTGTAGATCTGAATCGTTAGATACGATCCGGGTGGCATGCCCGGCATCCCCGAACTCAGATAAGCCGTTACGTAAACCGATAAGGTTGCCCCCGCTCTGGTTGGTAATCATAACTTCGTTGGCCAGCGCAACATTACCCGTAATGGTTTTGCCACCTGACAACGGCAGGTAATTCTCCGGATTGAAGTTTGCCGAAGTCCATATTTCAGCCCACGCCGTTTTTGCAGTCGGTGATGTACCGCCCCCTCGAACAAACCAGCGGTTAGAATAAAAAGAACCGTATATTTGGTTGGCGGAGTTATAGGCTGCTGTGCCATAAAATAGCGTACCGGCCTGTTGTATTGGATAGTGTCTTTCAGCAGTAGCGGTGACATTTGCCGAGCATGTCATTATTCCTTTTCCGTTGACGGTGTCGAGATCGACTGCCGATGATTGATCGGTACGCGCGAAAGACGAGGCATGCAAATTGTCCACCGTGTCGGCATTGCCTCCGTTAGCAGGAAGGGACGTAGGCCGGTCGGTAATATCAGCCCACAGGTGCGTGTGCACTTTGTCCGCATAAGTATTCGCCAGCTTGCCCGTCAAATAGGTTTTGTCGATGGCTCCGAGAAATGAAGTTGAGATCGTGAACGGATAACCGTCCGGGGTGATCGCGCCGGTAAGGGCCTGTTTGAGCAGGTCGTAATCCAATCCGCCGCCTCCACCACCCGAAGATGGGCCGGTAGCATAAGCTGAAATGCCGTCGATGCCGAGAATGGCCCGTTTTACTTTCAGTACTGGAATGTTGTTTTCCGTGGTCACCTCGAAAATAGCATCCCAAACGGACTTATCCAGCTTGGACGAGGGATTGAAATTACCGGAGTGGTACATTTTAACAGAGTCGCCCCACACACCGTTAAACATATTTCGAATCCGGATGTCGTTGAAGTTGTTTCCCGTAAAGAATTCAATCATGTAGTCCTTCTTACCCCATTTGAGGAAAGGCCCGCTAAAGGATGATCCTGTTTCCGTGATGGTATAACCATTGCCCACGACATTATCACTGTCGTTAACATTCTCGAGGTTGTTAAATTTGCTGTCCGGATTGAAGTTGCCGGAATGGTATATTATTCCGTCGTTGGTGCCATTGTACCTCCATTTCAGATCGTTGCCATGCCGAAAAAGCAGCCTCTCTGAATTATCCGCTGTTGCGCGAAAAGTTAACTGAGGGTATGCACCGCTATTCGCCAGGATGAACGAGCCGATAGTGATTACATTACCGGTTAGGGTGCCTCCGCTCAAAGCCAGCGCCCCGACTTCGGCGGCGGTATAGGTCGGCTTCGAGGCCGCTTTTGCCCACGGGTATACGTCAGAGGCCGGAAGAGATGTAGGTGCACCGGACACGTCCGCCCACCGGGTCGGGTAATACTCCGGTTTCCCGGTGATCTGATCCCACGACGATGCCCCGGCGATGGACGAGACCGGCACGTTTACAAAATGCGTCCCGTTGTACTTGAGAATGTCCCCGGAGGCAAGATTAGTCACTGCCACGTCCACCAGATCGACCAACGCACCGGAGAACCCGCCGGAGAGGGAGCCGTCCGCATAGGCTGTGATGCCTTTGAGCCCGAGAATATCGTACTTGACTTTCAGCGCCGGTGTGCCGTCCACCGTGACCACTTCGAATACGGCATCCCATGTTGGCTTAGGCAGATAGTTGCCCGTTACAACGTCATCGGTCAGATCGGAGAGTTTCGTTGGCCGGCCCGTCACCAATTCCCAACTCGTCGGGTAAACTGTAGGCTTGCCGGAAAGGTTGGCCCAGGTCAGATAACTTGAAATATCGCTTGCCTTGAGGTAGCTGTTTGCGGTCAGGTATTGTGCAAGGGCCGCAGTATCGAGACCGACCAGATCGGCGAGCGGCTTTGCAGACCAATGTGTAGCCCCGGCCAGTTGTACCATCACCCGGTCGGCGGTAGGTACCTCGTCGGCCCACTGCCCGACGTTGACCAACTCTCCGAGGGAACCGGATGCACTGCCGCCGGAGGTGGAACCCAGGCCGTAAGCGCTGATGCCTTTGTCGGAGACAATGGAATGTTTAGTACGAATAATCCAACTATCCTTGTCTGATTTGTCCTCTGTAGTATCTAGTGATTTATCCCAATAGAATTTATCATCCAACATATCGGCGCTAATCCTCTTGGCTTCACTCCACTCGGGGTTGTCAATTAACAGATTAGAACCCGCCAGATCGTCCGAGGTAGCCATGCCAAGCTCATTTACCCTCTTGGTATTCGCTGCATTATCGGTCCATAAAAGAGTATCCCTATTCCCTCCTGTACTGATATTGGACGATCCGCCTGAAACAGCACCTCCTGTTATTACGTAATCGTCGGTGGAATATGGTTCCACTTCGATAAATTCGCCTGTCAGGGTCTCTTTGGTTACATCGTATGTCCCACCGTTGATAACATACTTCTCATTATCGATAACGAGAATTTTGGAAAAATCCTGACCGTCAAAAAGAATTGTTCCGGTCATAATCTTCCGGGCTTTTTTGCCGTGATGGGCCAAACCACGTCCAACAAGCTCCAAAAGATTGTATTTGTTTTCCGGAAATGCAGACCTATACCAATCTGTTAACGGTGTGTGGTAATCGTCATTGTCATGAAGCCCTCCTGCAAAAGCAAGGTATCCCCCACTACTATCGGGAATTTGACCATATTTGAAATCGAATGATTGTTTTACGTTATTGGATTCGTTTATAGTTATTTTGGATTCCTGGCCGCTAATGTCTTCTTTCTCATCCTTAAAGTACATCTTGATATTGTCGATTCGCATAGCGAATGAACCAAGCAATGTCCCAGTGTATGACGTTCCCCACCTGTAGATAGTGAAAATAAGATCGCCATTTTCTGGAATGCTTTTAACGACTATATCCAACTGAGTTTTATCCTCTTGGAAAGATTCAGCCGTTAAGGGGTCAGGTGTCTCAGGTAAATTTAGCTCAATACGATAATCTTGATTGCTACTGTCATACGGCTCCCATGTGTTATTCTTGCATATTAAGGTTGATCCATCCTCTTTTTTTAGGAATATATTGCAATAAAAATTAAGATGATATGTGTTATAGTTAAATCCATAATGGCGAGAAATGACATGCCCTATTCCTTCGTAATATTCTACTTCAAACAATTCGTTGAATGCATCGATGTTTATGTGTAAGGGGGTACTTGACTTTTTACATATAAATGATGTACTTATGCTTGAATTAGGGTATTCCGTTTTATTATCGGAATTTATAAGCATAGACGTATTAGGAATCTTATCAAAAATATAAGTCCCTGTATCTTGATTAAATGATGTGTTGTAATATAATTCGTCTGGGTTATTAAATAGTATTCCATTGGATGCATTGGCTTCACTCTGGTTCCATCCTTGAATAGTATATAGCCGTTCACCCGGACGAGAAAAATCCTTGTTGTTTAATTTGATAAATTCATATTTATCTTTATTCGGCATTTTATTGAAGAAATTATCTATCTTCAAATAATCCTGCTCCAACTGTTCTTCACGCCAAGCCGGGGAAAAATCAACCCGCTGTGACCTATCGATAAATGTGGGAGTGTAGTTCCCGCCTAATTCAACCTCATTCGCTATGTCGTGTAGCGTGTAGTTGTCATTGATGTATCTGAGCTGGAGTCCACAACCGGATAGTACTTCTTCAAGAACCTCAAACCAAGTTTTATCTTTCAGTCCTACGGTTTGAATATAGGCATCAGTTATTGGTTTGTTCCCTGAAAAAATATTTACTCGATTATCTAAGCTAAATTGAGCTTGTATTTTGTCGAAAGCCTTGGTTAATAGCTGTTCAATAGACACAAAGCCGTAATCAAACCAATCGTAGTCTATCTCTGAAAGGTATCCTATATTATCCCTGGCTACTAAGTTTATGGTAGAGCGGTATTGCAAATCCTGCCCGAAACTGTCCGGCGTAATGTAGCCGCTCCATAGGCGCACACCATTCCGTAAAAGGAAAACACGGAAACCGAAAGCGTCAGAAGTGAAGAATTGAGTATAATCGAATTGATCTTTATCGATAATATTAATACTCAGGTAGCTTTTAATGATAGGGCGGTATATTTCATCCCCTTCCCCTTCCAGAGTAATGGAGAAAGGAGGACTGCTAAACTCTTCAAGCTCCATAGCGGTTCCGGAGAAATCTTTTTTATAGATTTCAAGCCGGTAAACATGCTTCGTTCTTAAGGCGGTTATTTCCTTGTATGCAAATAAACCGTACATATTTATCGGGATTTGTTTTTCAGGTACTTGTCGCTTGCCAAAACAATATCTTGACCGGATATACGCCCGGTAACATTAACGTCAACAGATTGAGCCCTGTAGGACGCATAGCCATATTGACTTGATGCTCCGGAATAACTTCCACCACCGGAGAAAGACGTATTAGGGGAATAGCTTGAACTTCCTGAACTGCCTCCTGATGATGCTATCGCAGACAGACCAGCTCGTGCAGCCACACCAATACCAACCAAGATGGCTCCTGCAGCAATAGCGCCAACGCCAAAAAATCCTGACAATGCAGCTTTCAAGGATTCAATCGCCTTACCTGTTGTCATAATAATTGTCCCGGCTGTAATAGCCATATCTGCCAGAGGTTTAAGAAGGCTTGCTATTGCCTGCCCTGCGTTCATGTCGGATATTCCAGCCAATCCGTCAGCAAGAGCCTGAAAGCTGCTAACCATTGTGTTGGTTATTGTTTGATGGATAGAGTTAGCGACTTGATCCACTTCTGCGGCCTGTTCTTTGAATTGCTGTATCTTATCTTTATATAATGTTGGATCAAATGAATAAGACGCTAAATTTTTCTCCAGTTGGTTTTTCTCTTCTACTCTTTTTAACCAAAAAGACCCTCCCATTCCTTGGGTCGAATATCCGGATGCAATATCGCCTTTCAGAGCTTCATCTCTCTTTTGCTTATCTTTTTCGGTAATCTCAAGTAATGCTTTGGCGGCCTCTAATTCCTCTTTCTTAGCGGCGGCCATATCGCGAACGGACTGTATATTAGTAGAGTTATACAGCTTTTCCTGTGCTTCGATTTGTTGGTTGATGTAGTCGATGGAGCCTTTGACCACTGTATTGGTAGAGGTCATCAATTCCAATCTCTTTTTGAGGGATTCTATCTCACTTGTGTATGCCGCCCTTTTTTCAGGATTAGCCTCTTGTGCTCGTAATTCTTCAAGAGCTGCGATTTGAGCCTTAATGCCATTTTCTGTTTGTTCTCTGGCTATTTTTTCCTGTTCCTGAGATTTAATTAGCTTAACTCTCTCTTTTAGGGCTGCTATAACTGCCTTCTTTTCTTCTTCTGAACTGAAATGTGCATATTGGGATTGAGCAAACGCTAATTGTCTTTCGGCTAATTCTATGGTATTTAATCCTTCAGTCCATAAATTGACCCGTTCTTGAATTTGCTTGCCTGCTGATGCGTTGCCAGCTCCTTCGGCTAGCGCCTGCCTCTGTATTCCTCCGTGCCCTAAAAATCCCAAGAATTTCTGCCATGTGGACAATCTTTCGCTATTTATCAATGCATCGAAAGAATTTGCGATATATGTCAATGTGTCAACGATTGCATTTCCTGCACTTTTGACTACAGATGTATTCCCAAGTGATAAGCTGAAGTTTTTCCATGCAGCCCCTAATTTCTGCGTTTTATCTACAGTTGTTTGAATATTATTCCCTGCATCCTTCATTTCTTCTTCGATGATATTGCCTACAGCTTTAGCCATATCACCTGTTTTCGAGAATTCTTCCCTTATCTTAAGGGTGTTGATCTGCAAATTATCCAAAATCATTGGAGATTTACGGCCGATACCCAAAATGATAGACTGGACGAGATAATCTACGCTTTGCCCTGTTTCATTAGCTCTAGTTGTAGCAAACTTCAGATAAGTTGCGAGTTGATCGAGGGGGATTTTGAAATTGCTTGTTTGAACAGCCGTTTGCATCAATTTGAGCTCATCGACCGCGCCACCTGTAGCCTCTTTTAGTTTATTAAGTAGATCCGGCCGATTCAGCCTAGAAAAGGCTGTATATACATTTTGAGTTTGTTGTGCAAGTTTGTATGATGCGGCTGTAAACTTCAATACAGCTTTTACAGAGAGTGCAACTCCTATAGCTCCTCCTATTTTCCCTACAACACCTTTGAAAGAGGATAATTGACCCTCGACTTGCTTAATACCTTTGCTGAACTCATCCGATTTCAGTCCGAGGCGGACAAATATGCTACCTATGATGCTCATTTGATATGTCCTTCGTAAACGTTATATCCACAAGACCGGAAAAAATCGGCTTCATGCCGGGTCATCCTGGTCGGCTGAATGTTCTTTTTGATGTTAGCCTCATTTGGAAGAAGATACAGGTCTGTTTCTTTGCGGGGTTTGTGCTCTTTCTTGATGTACGGATTGCCTACAATCATATGAAACAGCACCTTTCGCAGCATTCCCTGTTGTAGGCTGATTTCATCTATATAAGCCTTGCGCCGTATTAAATACTCGCGATAAGTCACATAGTAAACCTGCGGATAGGTCATTTTACACTGGCCGATCAGGAAAGATTCTATTTCCCAAACATCCGGCTCAAAAGGCTCTTTTTTTTTACCTTTTCTACTTCGGTGGGCTCGTGATCGCCCTTAGAATTGCCATCCGTTAGCGTCTGAACGATATAGGGGATTAGTAGGTAAAACTCCTTTCTGTTTTCAGTGGCCCATAAATCCACATCCAGCAATGAAGGGGAGTAATCATCTTCCAGTCCACAAACTATGGCGTTTTTGAGGGCCGCATAAATGATCTTAACAAACTCGCAGAGCGCCGACATTTGCGACTGAAGGTCTTCACCTTCGGCATTCGTGCTTAGTTCGACCTTCATTCCTTCGTTTTCAAGGACACGCCATAAAAAAACGCTGAAAAGGGCTTTCCTGGGCCTACCGCATATTTCTATTTCACGGACCGGATTCATTACGCTGCGGCTGTTTTCTCGACAATCTCCAGCTCTCCGTCTCCGGTCAGAGACATGGAGCAAGTCATCAGCTCATTAGAGGCTGCTGAAATGTCAATTCCAGAAATCCGGACATACCCTTTAAAGGCAATGTCGCCCTCTTCACTGATCTTGCCGATGATCACCTGGGTTCGAGTATCCCCCGAAATAAGTTTTTGAACGAGCTTAAATCCGGGGTCTTCTTTGACCTGGGTGTAATGGAATTCCTCGGATGCCGTCCACCCTTTCACACCGTCGATGAATTGGGCCCAATTCACACGTTTGTCTGTAGAATCGATGCTCTCGTTGCTGATCGACAGGCTGACGTTGTTTTCGGTCGGGACCGGCGTGTTGGTGCTCTCTTCAATGAGGTAGAGCCGAAAATTGTTGCCGAGTATTTTGTTCTCTGAGGTAATAACAGGTGTTGACATGATTTAATCTTTTTGAGTTAAATGGATTCTGAATCTTTGTAATTGTCTGTATATCGTTTCGGTGTCTGTTAGCTCAATAGCCTGCGTACATGTTTCAGGAATAAGTCCGTCTTTGTAGAAAAAGTCCACTTCCAGCTCGTCGAGTTTATTCCGGAGGTTTTCAAGTATATTTAGTGATAGCATGGGGGAATCGGACTTGGTAATAACATCCAGCAAAAAAGTGCAGTTGTAATCCAGGTCTCCCTTTTCGGCCCCTTCTTCCATTTCCACCCCCGACACTTCAACTCTCGGAAACACATCAAATCCATCCGTATCGTACCCTGCATCCTTGATTAGAGCAACCAATGCGATTTGAAGGTATTTAATGGGTAGCTTTTTCATTTTCCGTAAGACTGAATCGTTTTGTCGATTTCCTGTTTGACCAGTGAGAGGGTTTTGGTTTCATTCGACCGGAGAGCAGGGTGAAGAAATGGCTTGGCGGGTGTTCCTCTTTTACCAATACTTTTTGCAATCGCAATAGCTGCCGATGTAGCCTGTTTCCAGTAATTACTAACCTTGTGCGTTTTGCGTGTTTTCAAGCTTGTGTAAGCATACCTTGCTCCGCTCGACCGTTTCCGACCGCTTTTGGTGTATGTTGCAGCGATTCCCCTTTTGTGAACCCATTGAAGTATGTGTTCATAGGGGGGTATTTTTCCTGCTTTTCTTCCGAACTCAACAAAAAAAGCCTGGATGACATTGTATATCACGTCCACATACTGTCCAGACATACTGGATTTAGTCTTACCTGAGTTGATGAGCTGTGCCGTAGCAATAGAATCGTGTGCTTTGATGTTGCGTTGAGAATCCCCCAGCACATTCACCGCAGAAGATTTTATGCCGCGCATAGCTGCACCCCGAATCACCTTGTCGAATGACCTGATGCGTTTGCGGCAATCCTCATACGACCTCATGTCCAACTCTACAACAACGTCATTCATCTTTTCTGCCTCCAGTTATCACCACCTCATCCCCTACATTGGTAGCATCGTAGTTAATTCGGCTATGTATGGTGATTTCATTAAGTTTGTTGAGCATTGTATTGGATAATACCTGTCCGGGTGTAAAAGAATGTCCTTCCCGGTGGATAAACATCCGGTCGAAAGCAAAGCCAGGTTTTCGCATTCTAACCTCTACGCTGTTTATAATCCCTACCTGCTCATATTGCAACGCCCTATACCCACTCAAATCGTTAATAGAGCAAGGGATAGTACCCATAAATTCGAATGAGTTGACCTTCTTGCCGAATGAGTCTGCTCCCTGCTGCCTGCGAAATAGATCAGCCTTGCTGCTGTAACTTCTGGCTTGTATCTGATTGCTCCGTATCATAACATTCTATAAGGAAGATATCTGGACATTACGATATTGAAAGAGTTGTTATCGTCGTTTCCGTCAAACAAAAGTCCCGTATAGGCTAAAACAGCAGCCTTATACCTGTTTGCGTCTTCCGCTTCTCCTGTTTTGTAAGTACATATAAAAGAGGAAGCAGTATCTATATAGACGATATCCTGAAGCACTTTATACTGAAGCTGCAATCCATCATAATCATTGATGGAAACAACTTCAATTACAGGAGGGTAAAAAAGCTTTTGGTTGTCAGTAGCAAGGTCCTGAGACAGTTTCCACGTGGTTGGACGCAGAGAAATGTTGCAATAGTCCTCTACGGCGGCAATAGCGGCATCAAGCATGACTTGCAGCTCGTCGTCGCGTTCATTACCGATTAGGTGAATGTAGCTCTTTACCTCATCGATGGTAATTTTAGAATCTCCCGTCTCAATCCTTGCCACTGTAACCATAATGCTACTCGACTTTTTTGTAGTACCCTTTCTTTATCATCATTTGGGCAATTGCACAAGGTTTAAGGAACACTTCCCCGACCCGAATGCCACAATGCTCTTTGATGACTTCAACCCGAATATTTACAGGTGTTTTAGATTTTCTCCCTTCTGTAGCGGGACGAGCTCTCGTTTGGCGTCCTTGCTGGGATTTATTTTCATAAGGTGTCTTGTCCATAACTACGCTGCTTCTGAAGCTGTTTTTGTGATCGAAGCCAGGGCAGCGTCGATGTCGGCGACATAGATAAGACCTTTCTTGTTTTCGGTCTCGACGAGAACCTGCGCACGAAGGAACATCACCATCGTGTATTGATCCTTCGAGAGGTCGTCATCCTCCTGTCCGATTTTGATGATAGGGTTACGTTTGAAATAGACCTCCGCCAGACCGGATTCCATTGCGAACAATTCAGATGTTCCGATAGCAGGGGTTTCGATCACACGCATTCCGGCCATCAGCTTCGTCCCATCGGTCAGGGTGTTGATGATGTAATTTCCATCCGGACTTTTCGTGTGGGCGTATTTGTATGCCGTCACAGGATTCATGTAGATTACATTGAGGTCATAGCTGCCCTGATCGCTATTCGCTTTCGATGCGTCCACAATGCTACCCTGTACGCGCATAGCATCGGCCAAATCTCCGATATTCGCACTATCTACAGCGTTTTTCAGGCCTGCCTTAGTGGCATCGAATGCCGTTGCAGCGCCTTTGAGGCCGTAAATGTGATTCGGGTTTGATGAATCGTCTCCATTGCCGGAAAAAATCTCCCGGTCCAGGAACAGCATACCTTTGGTCATCATCTGGTTGCTGATGCGGGAGGCGATGTATGAAGCATCTTCAAACATTTCCTCCGTCACTTTGATGCGGGCGCTCGCTTTAGCCATCTCGCGGTAGCGTTCCACGGCACTTACCTCGTCCAGATTGGCGTTTTTTTGACCTTCTCCGACATAGCCCACATTCGATGTGTACGACCCTTCGATATAGCCGATTCGGTTTTTGTCCTGTCCGACGCTCCCCTGCATGAGATTAGGAAGGAATGCAAGATTACGGTCGCGCGGGAAGCTTACACCCGGCAACATCATGGTTCTCGTCACATCCACGGTGAGATCGGACGTAGAGGCTTTGATTTCGTAACTCTTGCCGCTCTTGGATTCGAAAGCCTTGTTCTTGAGGTCGGCTTTGAACTCTTCCGAGGCGATCAGATTCGCCACTGCCTGTACGATGGTCTGCTCTTTGGTTTCAGTTTTGATACCGTCGATTTTCTTAGTCAGAACATCGAGCCCAGACTGCAATTTTTGAATGTTTGCATTGGCCTGCTCGACCGCTTCTTTTGCTGCTTTGATTTCCGCCTCTTTTGCCTCTGTTGATTTGACCAGCTCAGCGAGTTTGGTTTCTGAATTTTTTGCGGCTTCCTGCGCCGCTTTGATTTCCGCTTCGATTCGCGTAACTTTTTCTTCCGGTGTCTCCATGTTATAAGTGTTTGATAATTCGTGTGTAATATTCTTCTTTGGTTATAGCGTACAATTCGGACAAGTCTTTATCCGGCATCGCCTTGATGCTGTGTGCTGTAAATTCGGATTTCCGCTCAGACGATATTACTGAAGCTTGTGAGTTTGCAGCCCGACTAACAATAGAAATCTCTATTAGGTCCACCTCTTTCAGGTAGCGTATGCCGTTTATTTCGTCGCTTTCAAGGGTGATATACCCTATAGACAATTCGAACAACTCGCCATCTTCAATTTGAATAGCAAGGTCTTTCCCCTTGGTTGTGCGCGATGTGCGAAATTCGACAAACAACCCCTTGTCGTCCTCGGCGATGTCTATAATTTTACCGCGAACATCTTTTATATCGTGCTGGTAGCACAACTTCACCCTGCGACCGTTATCTCCCGATATAGAATTAATGAAAGCTCCTTTAACAACTATATCGTTGTAGCTGTCTTCATGTCCGAAAGTGGAAGCATAGGCTTTTACGTACAAATGCTCACCCTCTCGCCGTATGTCCTCGGCTTTAAATTCTAAGCTTTTATATTCGATATTGCCCATATTAAAGTCACAATGGGCTCATACGATTACTCGCACAAGCCCATCGATTTGTTGTTTGCGTTCATGGAATTTGGTTTGCATCTTTACAAACATTAGCTCTACCACAAAAATAGGATGCTATTGGGCCGATTTTACATGATTTTCACCCAATTATCGGGAGTTAATCAGAGGATTTGTGTATAACCCCACATTTGCACCCGATTTTGACTGTATTTTTGTCAAAACAAGATATATGAAAGCTAAAGCGTGGTTAATATTAAAAGCAGTCAAACTGTGGTTGGCTGTAGCTTTATTATGGTTGATTGCTGCAATATTGTTTGTAGCACACGTCGCCATAGGGATAATAAAGCTAATCTTCATAATCACTCTATTCCCCCTGACATGGGTAGTATATGTGCTGGACCGGAATATTTACAACAGGATAAAAATCCAGTTAGAAGAGCTTCTGTCTTAATTCAGCAATCCTATTAACTCTTCTTTCACCTTTTCAAATATGGGCTGCGGTAGCTCCATTTCAAGGTCTTTCAATAGTTCCTTGATCTTCTTTTCCCGTTCCAATGCCTTGCATGTCGGGCACTTTTCTCTACAATCACACATAATCAATGGTTTTTGCATTTGCAATCACAGCAAATGAATTTGTGTATATCCTTCCATAGGGTAGAATTCATATCGCCTGTCAAATAGGCGACTTCCTCCCCTCCCATGTTAAGACCGAAGGTCTCCGCGATATCGTCTACCATGTGCCGCATTTCGTGCTCGAAAGAGTTTAAAAACTGAGCTTGGGAAGAGTGCAGCCCGATAACCATTACCGTGCACTTTAGCCTCTTATTGGAGTAAGTGAACCCGGTATCCATGTCGCATTTCACAAGGTTGCTATAAACCCTGTCCCGGATGTCGTCGGGGCACTCCACATCTGCGAGACTATCCATAATCTCGTCCACATGGTAGCAAGTCACCGCGAAGAAAATATCCAGCCTCCAGTCATACTTTTTTATGTGAATGGCGCTCCTTTCCATAGGTATCGTTCCACTTTCTTTCGATCATCCTTCTCTGCTTTCTCGGAATGCCGGACTTATCGAGATTCGACACGAACCCGGCAACTTTATTAAAGTCCCTTTCCGGCATATCGCTTAATACCTGCATCGGATTTTGCCCGGCAAGCATCTTGAGTACATATTTGAACATAGCTTTAGGCTTTTTTATCCGGAAAAATCAGGATACACAAAACATCGCTTTCCTGTGATCCGTTTTCCAGGAATTCCAATACCTTATTGGCGGTATTCATCAATTCCACACCATCGTTGGTTGTGGTTTGCGCTACTTCTATAGCGAATTTTCTGAGTTCTATACTGTCCATAGCAAATAGTATTTTAAGGAAAAGGGGCGCTTCACTTCCAAAGCGCCCCCGCCGGTTACAGAAACTCCTCCCACATCAAAGGTTCACCTTTGGCGATACAGTCGGCATAGTACCTTGTAAGGGCAATGCCATCCTCCCCGTCCGGGTCGTCAATGTACGCCTTGATATATTGAAGGATTTGCGCCTCCGTGGAAAGGGGTTTAGGGTAGAAATCCGAATAGGCCATATTGGCCACGTACATACAGTCATGTCCCTTAGCTTTCTCAATGGTTACCCCATTGCGCTCCAAGAGCTCCTTGACCTGTTCGTGCGTCCAATGATGCGACGTACCATCCGCATTCTTCATGCGTTTGGGATTGGTCGCATACTCTGCGAGCTTCGGAGAAAAATGCCACCCGTAATGCGACAAATACTCCCTCATTCCTTCCGGAATGCGCTCATAAGTATCCAGCCTGTCCATAGCCTACCTGCGTCTGTACCGGGAATACGGACCTGTTCCGCGGACACCGCGACGTTCGCCGTAATCATCGTCGTCGTCATCGTCTTCTTTCCACGGTTCACGCATGCCGTAACCTCCGCGACCCGATCCGGAATAACCGCCACGTTCACCATAACGGCCTCCTTCCATCTCTTCGCGCATGTCTTTACGACCTTTGCGATATGCTTTTTCAAGCATCTCGTCCATCTGCTCGTCGTCCCCACTGAAACCGCGAGCGATGCCAATTGCATTCCATCCCATAGTTTATTTGGTTTTTGTTGTTTCAGGTTTGAGAAGGCTCTTTATGTCGTTCAGACTAGGAACCGCCTTCATTAAGTTTTTGATCTCTGTCAACTCGCTGTTCAGCCTCTTGATTTCCTCGTCCTGCTCCCTCGTTTTTGCATAGGACGGATCGAGGTCTTTGAGTATTTGATCGTAAGCCGACAAATTGGCCTTATGCCGGTCGAAAGAATTGATTATGTCCGAGCTCTCCTTCTGACCCGCTGTGATGGCTGGCATAAGCCCCTCGCGCGTCATGGAAACCGTAAGACCTCCTTTGGATTCTACGTCCATGTTGGCTCTTACACCCCACGATTCGTTGTTATCGAGCACAATATTGATATATTGCTGCTGGAATGGGGTTAGCTGGCCCGGAGTGGGCTGCGGATAGTAAGGCATTCCCACCTCTTTGACCGTGGCCACATAAAACTTCGGCGTTTCCCTCGTATCGAGAACATATACGGAGCTTCCTTTTCTCAAATTCTGAAACATGGTTTTTGATTTTTGGGAAAGCGCAGGGGGATTGCTCCCCCATTGCTTTCTGTTTTTACTTTGAACTTTTACTTACTACCTGCTCGGCGCTGGGGGTCGATGCCGTCGTTGTTCCGGATGTAAACTCCAGGAACCGGATCGTTCCCGTTCGCTTGTTGATGTAAGCAAGACGCTCGGTACTTCCAGTGACATCGCTTCCTGTAACCGGATTGTCGTTGCTATCCACAACAGGAACCTTTGATGTACCTACGGTCGAGCCGTTGCTCGAAACGGTAGATTGCCCGTTGTTGGGTATAGCCAGGGCGATAGGGAGCGATTCTCCGCCAGCCGGAGCGTCCGCGTGAACTTTGAGTAAGACGATGCTCTCGCAGGGTAATGCATTGTAACAAACCGGATTAATGCCGTAATCAACACTAACGTCGGTCAGTTGCACTGCATTGGTCGAGAGTTCGTAGATACCCCCGATATCTACTCTCCGTATTGCCGGTTGCGGCATTACCGGAAGCTGGGGCATCCACCAATAAGGGGAAAAGGGGTTACCAAACATATGCTACCTCCTTCCCTATTAGCAACCGCACGAACCGAGTGTAGAAGCGGCAAACGGATTGACGTTGATACCATAGTTTACCGGCACGAGGTTACTCATGGCCGGAACATACGGAACGGTTACGGTTGCAGGCTGTTTGCACTCGATAGCGGACAGACGGTTGCTCAGATCACTCAGGGCAGCGTTGACAGGAGCGATGGTCTGCGCGGATACCTGTGCGAAATACGCGTTCTGATGCTCCTGAGACAGTTGGTTGAGCAGTGTCGTATTGCGTTCGCGCAGTGCGTCGATTTTGTCCTGAAGCGCCTGATTCTGCATCTGGTCGAGTTTGCCGATGATGGCATTGGTGTTGGCCGTTCCTGCATCGCGCAAAGCGAGCGTGTTCTGGTTTGCCGTGCCGACCAGCGTGTTGGTTTGGTTGCAAACGGCAAGCTGGCTTTCATAGCCCTGGCGTTCGATAGCCGTGCGGACATTGCAGCAGCATTCTGCGATCTGGGCCGAAAGCTGACAGTTGCCGGCCTGAATGGCGTTGATAACCTGCTGGCCTGTCATGCCGATCTGCCCGGCCACCTTGTCGATCGATCCCTGAAGATTGCAGATTGCACCCTGAAGCTGGGTTGTCGAGCAGTTCAGCGAAGATGCGAGCTGGTTGATGGCGGTACCGTTGCCCTGAATGGCATTCATCAGAAGTTCACGCCCGGCATCGCCGTTAAGCTGTGCGGGGAGACCGTTTGCGTTGTTACCGAAGCCGTTGCCACCGAAACCACCCCAGCAGAAGAACAGCAGAATGATCCAGATCCACCAGCAACCGTCGCCGCCCCAGGCTCCCTTATTGTTGTTGCCGTTCATCAGCGCGGCTACGAGGTTCGGGTCCATCCCCTTGTTCTGCATCAGGGCCGGAAGCATAGAGGCAATGCTGGAATTGCCACTGTCACCGAACATGAAAATATCTTTGTCCATAAACTTTGAAATTGATTGGTTGACACCCACTAACGTAGAGTGCTTCACGATAAGCTTATGGAACAAAACTAACAAGGTGCCTCCCCACGGGAAAACACCTTGCAAATACTTTTTAATGTGAAGAATTACAGATTTTTACATGTAAGGATTAAATGGTTCCATTGCCAATTTTAACTGCTTCAGAGTATTTGATTGTTCGCCTTAAAAGCTTGGGCTTTATTACACTTCTTGAAATTTTACTCCAAATACTTTGTTTTGATTTTCCAGCTATTTTCGCTGCCTGGTCATAGGTAACATCCACATCCAATAGCGCCATTAATACCCTTTTCGCTCCGTCTAAGTCATCCTCTGACAGATGCTCGAAGCAACCGTCATCTATCATGTCGGCTAGCTGTCTAAGTATGTCTGACGTTTTACCCATCACACAACATTATAAACTACTGAACACATACAATTGATTAGATTGCCCGCAGAAGCTCCAAAGCGTATATCTCTCGGATACTCCATTTTCTCACCTTCCGGATAAAAATATTCTTGTTGACCAACGGTAACACCATCCATAACCTGATGTCCGGGACGGGTGTTGTGACCGCTTATCATCCACGTCTTAGTGTATTCAACACCTAATGAATCTATGGATAATTGTCTTGCCACGGATGAGCAGGCCAATGATTCGAATTGCACAATCCTGCGAACTTGCCACAATTCAGCCGTATTCCATTTTTTTACAACAACATCCCTCATATTGCGTGTCACGGTTTCGATGCTTTGCCCCTCATGCTGCATCAGGGTAACATACTCTTGTACCTGCTTAACAATCCACTCCTTTAAAGTGCCTGACACCATACTTATTTTCGTTCCGGAATATTGTTCTATAAAATCATATAGTCCCCTCTCCCATCCAATACTCCGATCATTTTTCTGGCCGATCTTTTCCCGAAATTCATCACCTGCCACTTGAGGCCCAATGTTTAAATATAGTTTGCGAAAGAACGAAGCAAGATACTGTTCTCTAACTTGAATCAGATCAGGTACAAGGTTCACAGGCAGTCCCAACAAAGCACCCATAACCTTTTTAACCTCCTTCGATCTTTCTGCTGCCAGAATTTTTTCATACGGACCCGACATTCGAATAACCTTGATTATTCGGTTTAATCCTTGTTGTCGTTTGGCAGGAGTTATTTTCATATATACACCTTATCCCGGTTATTGCTTAGGCTGTATATGCTCCGTACTTCCGGATACGGTACTATTGTCGTCGCCAGACAAATATTGTTCTGAAACTAAACTTTCCGTAGGTTTCCCTGGCATCACATTTATAGGGAAAATAGGCTCATTGGCCCATGATTCATCAATTGTATCGAGCTCTAAAAGCTTAGCCCGGTCATTATATGATCGGTATGATTTGTCATAGGCGTTCAGCATCTCTGTAACGTCCTTTTTTAGCTCGTCAATTTTATCCGTATTAATAATCCAATGTTCGCCATTCTCAAAGCGACAAAACTTGGTATACTTCTCCAAAAAGTCCTCCGCATAAGGAATTCCAATGTTTTCGATGAGAATTTTTTTTGCGGCAGCCTGGTTGTCATAAGTAGTCTCGCTCTTATATAGGGCATAAGGATACCCGTACACAAAGCACAGTGCAGATACAGCAGAATCGGAGCTATCCAGTAATGCCAGATTTACAGGCGTGTCACCCAGCAGATGAACATCTATAGGAGACCTCATATAAGAGATGTGCCGACCGTCCCTGCGTTGGTTCAAATCTTCTTCTGTGTTTTGTTTGGCAATTTCAGTGGGGCCGCCATGGGTGATATCTTCTTTAGGGGTAACAATGGCAGACACTCCACCTTGTTGGATGGTTGTATTCTGCCTTTTCAGACCGTTATCGATAATGTAAGTTAACTTGGCTGCTGATACCAGAGGGGATAGTCCGTAATTGGTAGTAACATCGGGATTGTAATCCCGGCTAAACATTACATTTTTAGGGGTAAGCTCTGAATTGAGGGTTAAATTTGATGATAGCGTAAACCCGCTTATGGGAGTAAATGGACCGCCTCTCACAATGAATACTTCTTGGGATGGCATTATATACTGACTAATGAATTGACCTGATTTGAGACCAACCCCCTCCATGCCGTAAACAAAAGCATCCCCCAAAACAAGCTTGTTGATTGCCCATGCTTTTATGAATTCCTTTTGGCTTTCTAGGTCATTGGGGTTTCTCAGAAGATCAATAGACCAATGCGAATCAATAACATTGTTGTCTTTATCATTTAGCTCTGCATACCTGACAGCCTTTGCAATAGCATCTGCGCACCTGTTAACAATCGAGAAAACAGCATAGTTTTGTTCGTAAATTCGAACCAATGAATGCCTGTCAACCTTTGGGAAGTCAATAAGGCGTGAATTCATGTAAATACTCTCGTTAAGCTGTCGAAAGTATTCATTGTCCTTGTTTGTTTTATCAGGAAAGTACCCCTTTCGCTCAACTTGCTTTTTTCGCCCCCAAAACTTCATCATACTCATATCCATTTCGTGTTAAGTGTGTAAAAATCCCATAGCGAGCCCCATCCATAGCATGATTGAAGGCGTCCATAGGCTCGTTATCCAATGTGCCGTCTTTTTTTACCAGCCATTTGTAGTTCTTCTGTTCATTATGAATGTTAGATGATTCCGATGTGTAATAGATGTTGAAATACTGGACAAATTGAATCTGATTAACCACCGATCCTGCACCCTTGATAGCTGGATAAGCAGATATCCCGTATTGCCGCAATTCCGCAATAGACTTCTGCTCTGCGGAATCACAATACACCTCTGTTAGACAATGATCTATTGAATTTATTTGTTTTAACAGGGATTGGTAGTATGGGGAAAGGCCGATAGCTTTTAATACCACGGATAACTCATCTCTGTTCACTTCCGATCCATCGATATAGATACGCTCATGATGATAAGCAATAGAATGCGAGCCATCGTTAAATAATTCTGTTTTTTTATTGCGATAATCCTGCTTTATTAAATTGGCGATATCGGCATTTTGGAGCCCTTTTAGATAGGCAACTTCATGCAAATAAATACTGTTGCTCCTTTTGTCGAAACATATACGAATAATGGCCGTTGGATCATTCACAAATCCAAAATCAACCCCATACCAAGTGTATAGATCGGAAGGATAGGATGTGATTCTGCACCAATTTTTATAGATTACACCCTCTGCCATCTTCAAGGGCATTCCCATAAAAATATGCTCGTATTTTTCCGGGTCTTTTTCTTTAACGCCTTCGGCTACACGTAAAAATGATTCGTCAAGATTTTCGATGTTATCCAGGTAGGTAGTGTGAATGTAGGTGCAATCATCATGCACCCCATTAAAGTTAAATGGAACTCCCCTGTCTATAAAGAACCTACGAATAATAAAATGCTCTTCGTCAGGAGCATTTAAGATAACTATAACATGAATGTCTGCGTTTTTCTTTCGAATCGAAAGGTCGATCTTATCGAAAATAGTCTCATCGGTTAATTCTTCCGCCTCATCCAGTACCCATCGGGTTACTCCGGATATAGATTTTAATGATGCCGTTTGGTTGCCGGAAGATGTTCTGATTCCACGAAACAATATACCACTGCCAGTTTGCTTGTTTACGACTGAAGCTTTCGTTTTATAAAAAATAGGCGCATAATTCATTAATTCGACCTTTTCCCAGAACTCGGGAATAATCGATATTTCCGCGCTCGTCATCGTGTAACGAGTGAATAATGTAAGCTGGTCAGGATTGAAAGTATTGCAAACCTCGTTCGTTGATTCGGCATGTGATTTAGCAGACCCTCGCCCACCCATGACGATACAGTACCTTGTTGTCAGATTAAACAAGGGCGCGTATTTGCGACTGTACGTTATTTCCGTTACGGGATTACTGTGCATCATCACACAGAAGGTTTAACCAGCCTACTTAAAATTGATCTGAGGCGGCTGGATGTTTATATTCATATTTTGTGTAACCGAAGATTTTTGATCGTATCCAAGCATTTCCGAGATGCTGTCCAACGACTTCTGCTTATCGTAAAGACGAATCTTGACCCACTCTTCTTCGATGGGCTCCCCCTCTTTAGTATACCTTGTCGTTTTTTTTGTTTCAACACTCTGGATGCACGCTTTCTCTTCGTCGGATAACTCCTGAAAGTCTTTTAGCTCCATCCATCCGTTCCGAAGTCGGGAAAAGTTTGAAAAGGCGATCTTTTGATGCTCTCGTATGATTTGGAGGGCTGATATACCTGCGGCTTCTGCGAGGTTGTTTTTGAGGTAATCTATCCTTTGGGTAACCTTTGGGTCGTCCATTAAAATTGAAGCAGCGTTCCAAATAGCATTATCGCTCATTTTCGAGCAGTTATATGCAAAGCGGTAAGCCTCGGATGCATTGCCGCATTCGAGGTATTTCAGGACGAATTTTTCTTGCTTTATCGTTAATTTAGGCATGTCACATGAAAAATATATTACCGCCTAAAACCTTAATCACCCTAGATAAAACATCGATCTTCACGGTCTTTCCATTTTCTATATTTTTGACGGTAGACCAATCAACACCACTCTGTTTGGCAAGTTCGTATGTAGACAAGCCTTTTTCACGCCTCTTTTTTGAGACGTATTGAGAAACTTTTGACTTGGTGTCGATCACACTTTTTGTTAGTTCATGCTCCGTCACAATTCCCATATAGTGTGTTTTTACAAAAATAGTTTGTTTATAAGGGCGTTTTACCTGTTTTGAGGGCAACTATCGGAATTTCACCCGATAATTACTTTGCAATATCACGTACACAGCGAACAGGGAAGCGGGTGTCAACGCCGTAGTAACCCACGTACGCATTATTACAGCTGAAGCGCAAGCCGTATGATTTCAAACAGACGCCTATGATGGACGACGAGGACCAGTAGAAACCGCAACGCACCATAAGTACATCCCCCTCGTCATAATGACCGCGAGCCGGAAGAAAAATAGACCCTTTGTGATCCGTGTTATGATTTCCGCCAAACCAACGCCCTCTTAATTCCTCATCCCATGTTGAGCCCAGATCACATAAAGCCTTCCATTCGTCTGCGGTCGGTAAGCGCTTACCCTGTTTTTCGGCGGCTTCCATTGCCTCTGTCCAAGTGAAATAATGATGACCATCCTTTTCTGTACCACCTACCGAGATATTATCTTTATCCCAAAGCAAACCGCAAAGCTCAATCGAATCATTATCCTGTGAGGTGAAAACGGGCGGATCTACTTCGATCACGATAGTATGCGAATCCCCTTCTTTGGAGTTGTAGAGCATCTGATGAATCTGGTCTAATTCAAACTCTAAAGGGCTGCTGTCATAGACGCGCTTTAGATTGCCATTGGTGACAATAAAGCCGTTCGATACTTTTTCTATTGAGATAATCTTTTTCATCATTCTACTTTTAGTCCAACTTCAACCGCATTTATTGCTGTTTTCCCTATAGGGTTTGTCTACCTTTAGAACAATTTGCCATCTTGCGAAATACGGGATCGGCATCGTATTTATCCCTATAGGCTGTAAGATAATGCGTCAATGTTGAATGATTCCTGTTTATCGCGTTAGCTATTTCGATATACGTTAGGTTCTGCCGCCTTAATTCGTATGCGAGAATAACCCTGGCCCGAACGAGTGGATAGTATCTGCTTTTACTCCTAATCTCTTCGAGGGAAAATCCGGTTACCGCTTCAATCTTTCGGGCAACTTCATTAATGATAGTCTCAGTAATCATCTCAACTCACATGTTTTAAAATCCACCGTCAACCGATAAAATCCCAGCACATCCGAGCCGATCAGCCCTCTTACGTTCTTCCCGGTAGCTCGTCGTAGACTGGTCATGTCCTGTACCGCGAAGCTGGCCGAATACGGGATGCTGTCGAGCGTGAACGGGATTCTTCCGGTGGTCTTTAGAGGGATCGAGGTTCCGTCTACGCCGATTACCTCTAAGCCGGTAGCCATGTAGTAGATTTTCGCTTCGTCACAGAGCTTTTTATCCAGCATAGATGTAGACGCTCCGGTATCTATTAAGAATAGCTCCCTTTGGCCGTTTATCGTGGCGTAGACGAAGGGAACACGGTCGAAGATGATCTTGCCCGGCTTGGTCTTGTTGAGCTCACAGGCGGCAAAAATCACGGCTATAAAGGCAAGAAGAAAATAAAGTAAGGTCCTTTTCATATTTCAGGTTTTTGTTATATTTGCATTGCTCTCGATTTCATGGTCGAGTGCAGGGTTAGTAGTAAATAGGTAGGAGGGTGAGGCGGACACCCTCCGTTTTTATTTTTCGCCTTGCGGCAGTTTCTTTTTCTCAATTTTCACTTTCAACCTCTGGAAGTTCCGTAACTCCCGAATAGCCCCATCGATGGCCTTGCCGATCTCGGTGGGATCGGGCTGCTCTATATCCGCTCCGCGTCTCCACTTCTGGAAATTGTGAAGCTGATTAATGATCTCTTTGACTTTCATCTTTTATCTCTTCAATCGTCACCCTCACAGGGCGGCAGGTGTGACTCTCTTTCTCGTAATTGCCCCACGAGGATTGGCCGATGAAATCTTCAATACACCATTCCTCGTTCGGGCGTAGTGACCATTCTACGGGTTTCCCTTCCGGATCAAACACCGCCCACATTTTGATTGTTGTCATGGCTAATATTCTCCTTTCTCCATCCGCTTGGACAGTCTGTTAATTTTACGGGCAATGATCTTTGGAATGTCCTCGTAAGCGTAACTGATATAAACCAATTGCTCGACACAGATCAGTACATCAGCCATCTCTTCCAGTAGGTTATTTCGGGTTGCGTCACTTGGCTTCCGGTCGTGTTTTCGAATGGCTTGGATCAGTTCGGCACATTCTTCTATGACCATATTGATTTGCGCTGGTGCTCCAAATTTTTCGAGAGCCTGAATCAGTACCTTTTGTTGACTTTCATTTGTCCACATCGCTAACCCTCCAATGCTTTTTCAATCAACTTTCTGTTTTCCGAGTACTGAATCGCGAAGTCAGCATACCTACTATCCCCGGTGTGCGTGTTGTCCAAGTCTTTGAGTAGTTCGTTGGTTTTCTGCAAGGCTTCCAGCAATTCCGGGGCGGCGGCGATAAGACGGGCGTTGGCAATGATCTCGTCATTCAATTTCCCCCATATACCGCAAATTGATGTTTTACCTGCATTGGAGCCTATATAATCATCTTCATTAAGATTGTATCCTTCGCTGTGAATTGATATAAAATCTTTAGGGTACAATCCTTTCGACCAGGATTTTGCGAATGCCCACGGCCCCGGCGTGCCTTTAAATTGCGGTTTCATCATTTCACCAGTTTAAATTCAATTCTCCAAACAAAGGGGTTTCGTTCCCAGATTCTCCGACCGCTGATCTTGTCGATCAGGGATGCAAAAGCTTCGCGGGGAGTATCACCGAGCAATTCACGCGAATTGTTGGTGTGGTTGTAGTTTACGTAAAACATATTTGCCCCATATTGCCACTCAAGGCCCTCTTTCAAACAATCCACATCGGTTATATTCTGCAACCGCTCAGGGCGGACAGAAGTGATGCGGATTTGGTGTTTGCATGCCTCGGCTCGAACAAACATCTTATTATTCCAGCCTGCCATATTTTCACACGATGAATAAGGGCTTTCTGCCGGATGTACGCCTACATGATTGCGACACCATTCATTGTCTAATTCTTGATAGCGCTGCGCCACGGCTACGATCTCGCCGACTTTATAGGGAGGCTGACAAGGATAGTCTTTCGGCTCCATGTAGGCGATATCATCCGGATCAGGCTGCCGATTCATTATCCGTCTGGTCACGGTCTTATATCCAGACAATACCGCTTTAGTAAGTCCGTACTGGTCGTTAAACATTATCTTTTTCATAGCTACTCCTCCAATGCTTTAGTGATTACGGTTTTTTGCTTCGATCATTAGTTCATCAATAAATTCAGCTTGTTTTTCAATCAGGTTGAATTGTCTATTTATCAAATTCCGCTGCCGGTTAATCACGTTGTCGTTCATTATGCAGAAACAGATTGCAACTATCATGAGCAGTGATAAAAGGACGATTAGTAGTGGTTCCTTCATCTTCTTCTCCTGTTATGCCCGAAGGCGGGTTAATCATCAAATACTTCAAGCATTCCTATTGCAAGCATAAAAAGCCCACTTATTGTTCCGACGAGGCACAAAAAACCAAACCAAAATTTCATGCCTTCTGAGACTTCGACGGTTGACTGTTGGCCGAGGAAATAACTGCACACAAGCGCCAAAGCACCAATAACAATCAATAAAATCGGTTTCATCTTCTTCTCCTGTTATGCCCGAAGGCGGGTTATTCTCCAAAATATTTATGACAGTTGCAGTAGGTAATCCGAGGATTGGCCCATTGGCACTGAAACTGTTTCCAACTTTTAGTGTAGTCACCTTTGTGATCCCGGTAAAGCATTGCCATCGGCATAAATCCGGCTTTCCATGCTTCACCCATACGTTTCTGTGCCTTATCAAACGTGTCACCTTTATAGCCACATAACACATAGCATTTAAGTGTGTTGCTGGCTTTGGTAAATCCTGCGTTCAGCAGATATTTCCCGGCTTGTTTCAAAGGGTCCAAATCATTCGGAGTGTCGTAGGCGAAGTACATTCTTTCGGGCTTCAAGCCTTTCAGCCGGACGGCCATATCCGGCGTGAGTAGTGCCGCCTCTAACCCGCCGACGAACTGCGGACGATGGGGCTGCCGGGAGAGCATAGCGAAAACCTCGTTAATGTGGTTTTCAGAACAAGCCAACAGGTTATCATCCGTAACAATCCATCCGTCGCGTACGGGCAATTCGCGAAGCTGGAAGCCTTCACGTTTGGGAACCTGACAAAACCAGCAGCGGTTCGGGCACCCCCGAGAAGTGATGACGTAACCATGCTTCATGTACATTCCAGGGATAAACTCTCCGCCCGGCTCATTGTAGGCAGGCCCTCCTACCTTCACAGGTGCGACACATTTCCATTGTCTTGCCGCCCATTCGGCCCAAGGAATATCCCATGTGAACGCAACCGAGATGTGCACCTCGTCGGCTTCATCGAACAGCGATGGCGTGATTCTAATCCGCACAAGTTCGTCATCGGGCGTGGCGTGCGTCTTGGTGGGGAATACCCGGATTATTCTGCTCATCTTCTACTCCTTTACTCGTTCGATGGGACGCCAGTGGGTGACATATTGGGTAATATCGCGTCCTGTTGAATCTTCTACCCAGCAACCGTCTCGGCCAAATTCGGCAAAAGCATAACCGGATTCGGAAAAAAGAGGGCATTTGACCGAGTAATATTTTTCGTCGTAAGGCTCACTGGGTTCCGGCAATTCATCCTCCACGCTGATCCATCGATCTGCCCATGCTACACCGGCAAGGAAACCATCCCGATACTCCTGATAGCGGGCCCGACACCTGGTATGATACCCTGCTACATTTCTGTCAAAAGGCCGACAATCAAACTCTTTGCAATTAGTACTTTTGCAGCGCTCTGCAATATGATCGTGCGCGTACTCTCTGGCCGCTTCTTGGGGTGTTTTCATCGCTCTTTATTTTTGAAGTATTCGACAATCTCTTCGGCGGTGGCTTTGCGGGTGGTCGGCCAGTGATAGGAATAGCCGTTGATCTTGTCTGACGTGCACTTGAACATTCTTCCTTCTTCCACAAACCACTGTTCCCGGTAGTTCTCGTAATTCATCGCCGCCAGGGCTTTGAACAGCTCGGTGTTTTCGCCGCAGTCGATATAGCCTTTTGAAACCATCTCTGACTGTGTGACGGGGGATTCAAACGCGCATAATAGACAACCCGATGTAACATCTACATACAACACGTTAGATTCAAGACCCCGCATAAGAAATTTATATCCAATCCCTTTCAGCCACTCGATCAGCTCTTTTCGCTTCTCCGGATTCTCAACCCGAACAAAGCAGGGGGTAGTGAAGGTCATTGCTCGTTGAGTTTTTGAATGAATACGTCCATGTAGAAACAACTATGCTCACCGCATTGCGTCGCCGTATTTGCACATTCATTCGTACTGTCGTTTCTGAAAAAGCAGCACTTTCGGTGCGCCTCCACCGCTCTTGCTTTCAGCGCTTCGATCTTCTCTTCTGCGTCCTGCTCGGCAAGCTCGACGGCTCGACGGGCTGTTGATGCGTCAACCATCCTCCATTGACCGTCAACCACCTCTGATCTGTTATTGATAAATTCCTCTGCTCGTTTGCTTTTCATTTCATTATCTTTTCATAAAACACATCCAATGGGTTTTTGAGGCTTTACCGGACTTATGACCGAACAAGGGTTGCTGTCCGAAAATTTCCAACAGTTTGCTAACCGGGATTTGAACCTCATTCCATTTGAAAATTAAGATCCCGAACGGCTCAAGAACCCGCATACATTCATCAAAGCCTCGTTTTAGATCCGTTTCCCATGACGGGAATAATCGGCCATACTTTTGTGCGGTATAACTGTTTGCGCCCAACCGGTTAAAATGCGGCGGATCGAATACTACAAGTTTGAAGGATTCATCCTCAAAAGGCATATTCCGAAAATCAGCTATCAGATCCGGGTGTACTCGAACACGCCTACCGTCACATGCGATAAATTCTTCTTCCCGAATATCCATGTAAATCGCATCCGGATCTGCTTTGTCAAACCACATCATTCTACCACCACAGCAGGCATCAAGTATTTTCTTGTCGGTTTTCATCTCCCACTCCTTTCCGCCCTCGATAGGGCTTCCCGTTTAATCTTGTTGATCTGCTTGCGTGTCACCTGAAATACCCCCCCCCGAAAGGTGTTGCAGGTCTTTGACCTTCTCAGCGGGGATTTCGTCGATAAATTCACCGGTGCGATGGCTGTAAAGGGTTACCATTTCCGGGTTGATCGTTTGGTTGATTTCGACTTTCATTGTGGTAGGTTTGTGATGGTTACAAACTTTCTTGATCTTTTTGTAGTCTTTCGAGCAGGCGATCTGCGAAGTCTACAGCATAATCTACGGCGGCGTTCTTGTCGTTAAATTCAGCATCAGTGCTGGATATTAAGCCCGAGAGGATCATGCACGACATGTATTCGCGCTTGCTAAGTCCCCCGCACATCATATACCCTTTACCGTAGTTTACCATCTCTTCGCAGGGGAATGCGCTTGCGCTTCCTAACCATGTGCTTGATTTGTCTTTCATTTTGCCTCAAATGATTATCTGGTTTTTAATAGTTTTGCGTATCTGTCTTTCGGCGTATCCCCGATGTGGATTAATCCTGCTTCTTTCAGCCTTTCGAGCTCTTCGACCATCTCAAACCAACTGATCGAGAGTTTGTCGTAGATACTCCGGAAAACAATGTTCAGCGGCTCGATTCTTTTCTCTTTTCGCTCGGCGGTCAGTTGCTCGATAGTTTCAAGGACGGTCATTTCTCTTTGCTTTTGAAGTAGTTTAACAGTTCATCCAAACTCATCAGGAGGGTAAATCTTTCCTTGTCGTGACATCTGGTGTCGGCAACTTCGGAACAGGTGTAGTTATCTTTCATCGCTATTTCTTGACAAAACCCCGTTGTATGGCTTCGTGGTTACGCGCTTTTTCGCGCTTCTCTTTGAGAATAAAATCCCGGCTGGCGTAAGAGTTGAAAGTGTTGATCGCGCTGCGGCAGCGCTTGGTGGCTCCCTTGTTGCACATGTCGGTCAGAATGCGGATTACATCCTCGTCGTCCATGCGCTCGACAATCGCCTGAGCCTGGCGCAAGGTGATCGGAAACTCCATCAACTGAACCGAGGGTGTATGGGTCTCGATCCACCGCAGCATATCCTGGGCTTTCTGCGAAACTTCACGCGCGCGCGTTTTGTCTTTACCAGAAAAAAACTGTGTGTGTGCTTTCTTATCATTCTTTACATTCTTTACATTCTTGTTTGTGCTTTTCTGCGGATTTTCTGCCGGCTTTCTGTCGGCTTTCTGCTGATCTTCTGTTGTATCGTCTGCTGTACTTTCTGTTGTATCGTCTGATTGGTATGCGTCGTAATTAACTATTGAAATAGTGTTTATTACATTGGATTTCTGTTGTACTATCTGCCGATCTTTTTCGAGCTCATTTAAATACCGTTTTACTTTAGTTCTCGACCACTTCCACCGGGTTGCCAATGTTTCCTGGGCAATGGCCGTGTCGCCTCGTTTTATCTCGACTTTGTTCCCACGCACATACATGTTCATCCCTTTGTGGTTGGCGAGCATAAGCAGGTCGATCCATGCCATAACCCGGGTAAACGGCTCACTGAAATAATCCGGATGCTCTATGATCTGACGGTGAAGTTTTATCCAGCCTTCCATTACAATCCTTTTTGCTCTTTAAGCCTTTTAACCTCCTGCTGATAGTGCTTGATCAGCACCGCATATTCGGTCGGCCCGATTTTACTGATGTTGTGTCTTTTGATGTCCAAATAGGGAATAACCTTATCCCCGTACTTCTCGATAAGACCGTGATTATATCCGATCATATTGCCTTCGTCGAACCTGTTACAACTCCTACATTGTAGATTCACGTTAGATTCATCGTAGCGTAAACTCATGTGTTTCCGGTTGACATAATGACCTGCATCCGCATCCTTCCAAAAAACCACTTTTCCGCACGAAATACAGCGTCCGTAACCGTTGCTGTCGGAATCCCTCAGTCGGACATATTCGCTGAAAATTCGGTCTAATTTGGCCTTGTAATTCATTGGTAACACCTCCCATCCAATCTAACCTGCTCCTTTACGAAACTTATCTGCGTCCTGAGATTATCAGATTGATGTTTGCAGGTGGCGTTGATCCGGTCCAACCACTTGACTAACCTGTTTTCATGCCGGCAGCAACTCGTCAGGTATTTGTTGGCTACCGTGGCCGCCATGCAATCGATTCGATCTTTGTTTTCCTCGAAAGCCCTATTGATGGCTTCCTCCTGCAGGAAAACAGCCTCGGCAAGCATCTCACCGGATCGGGCCATGTAGACGTTGAGAGTGGATAGCCGGTCGAGCAATACATTGATTTCACCGGAATAAGGGGCGTTGAGATACTGCTGTATATCGTGGGCTTCCCTGCAAAGCGGTTCGAGCCTGCCAACCATTGTTTCAGGCAGTAACTCCCCATTGCACTCCACCAGAATATCATCCATCATGCGATCATTTTTAAAAGTTTACTTTTGATCTCTTCTTTGTACTTATTGGCCTTTTCAAGCTGTTTCAGGCAAAAATCGATGAAAGGCTCATCCCGTTCTACCCGAAGTATTTTAAGAGCCAAATCCGGATTCTGAACCCGAGGATCGTATGCTATGAAATCACACCATTTTCGACTTGTTACGATCAGGTTACCCTGAATCTGGGTGTAATACCCTCGGTTCAGCTTCTTCAAATCCTCCTGCGTTTCCAATAGGAGGTACTCTACATAATTTTTCCCGCTGTAAGGACACTTGATCTCAATGATCCCATCTTCACCTACCAATCCATCCGGGGAACCGCCGAAATATTCGTTATAGCGTATGAAGCCGCATAAATCGACTTTATTACCCGTTCTGGCTTCATACTGCATTCGTGCCTCGTCTTCATACTGCTGCCCCCATTTGACCTCTTTGTTGTTGAGTTCCTTGTAATCTAGGATTGTTCCATTGGTGATCTGCTCGGATATTTTGTCGTAAACGTAATCCTTACTCTTTTCGGAAAGTTTACCTGCCTCCTTGTTGGCTTTACTTTTGGGCTCGGAGAGGAGATCGTCCAGCTCCGAGCTCGTAAACATTTCCAATCTGCCCGAATACCATTCAGGAGTTCTCTGTAGCTGTTCCATGCTCTTTGGCTATATCTTTCAAACCGAAAGCGTTGTTTGCGATCTGCTGCTCGGCAAAGCTCTTTTCCTCCGGTTTGTCTTTTCTTCCCAGGGCCTTGCTGAGTAATTCGTCGTACTTGGCTTTGTCGATATGACCCCTTAAAAGCGCGTCTTTGGCCTCTTGCTCGGTGGAAATCGTTTCAGGATCGATCTCATTGGGAATAACCCTTGCTTCTACCGGGATAGGCCGTGCGTCGTAGAGTTCTTCAGCGGTCTGCATGCCCATTCCGATCTCAGGAGCGTAAGTCCGGGCGAAGAATGCCCCGGCGCGATATTGAAGCATCAGCTGGGGAATCGTCTGCCATTTCGAACCGTTTTTGGAATACCAACCCTCTTTCTTGGCCATATTGATGTCCACCCAAGCACCTTCGAGCTTTTCGTCCGATTTGTCATAAGCCCACGCCCGGCATCCCCAATCGTCCTGTCCTTCGGTTCCGCGCCACTCGTAGCGGATCGGAGAAAAACGACCGCTGACGTTTAGTGCCGCAATCAGGAATTTGGACGACCAACCCGGATTGCCATGTACGATATAAAGGTTCTGCATAACCATCAGGGGGGACATCTTGATACGGTTAGCCATCTCAAGGGCGACAATGCAGTTGGGAAGGTTCTTTTCTCCCTGGTACATCACCGGGACGATTGTTGAACTGCAAAGGGCTTTTGCCATCCTTTGGGCGTTCTCGAAGTTGTTTTGCGACCCGAAGACCAACATACTGTTGTCCTCGATCACGGTAAGTTTGTTTTCTGATTCCATAACTATGATTTTTGAGGTTTGAGGGAGATTAGGGTCTCCTTTGCGGATGGCTCCGATTCGAACGGACTTCCCTTGATATGAATTAGAATTTCGGTTTCCCTGTTGGCCAATTAGGCCGCCATCCTGCCGGTCTTTCCCGGCGGTCAACCAACGTATCGATGGTGCGTCTCGCGTTCAATAATGGTCTACTCTTCTCATCTGACCTTGCGGACAGGGCAGGATTCGAACCTGCAATGAGTGCTTACGGTAAGCGTCTTTTACACACTCATTAATGCTGCTCGCCTTGTTCGGTATACTTACCACATATATTAGCGTCTACCAATTCCGCCACCTGTCCAAATTGCCCGTCTTTCCGGGCTGTCAATATGCTTGTTGATTCCAAAATATTTCCCGAAAACCTGGTTTCTGACCATCTTTAGTGTAGAAATACCTCTTGTAGCGACCGATAATTTTGCCGTTCTCATCAAACAGAATAACCCATTCATCGCCTATTGGGAGCCCGTCATGACGGAGCCTTGAGATAATCTTCCGTGCATCTACAGTACCGCCTACCTTGTTCATCTCGGCGGTTGTCATAATCCTGCCTTGCAGTAAAGCCGCTTTGATCTTCTTTTGGGGTTCCGCTAAATAGTCCATAATTATTCTGTTTCGATAAATTCACCATTCACAAGAGTATAGAAAGTGTCGGCCTTGATTTTCTCTCCGTCAACTTTAATAGACTGAACATTGATAATTTCGTAATTGTCATTCTGCTCTGCCAGTACAATCCAACAGCCAAGACTTCCTTTAGCTTTTGATTTATAACCGATAGCCATTGCAACTGAACCTTTACCTGACACTATGGCTGCTGACCGGTTGCCGGTGTTGGTAGCTGCT